GCTGATGATTGCGGTGTTGAGCAGCTGCAAGGTGGTCGCGTCAGTCTGCTGTGCAGCGACTCGTGCGAGCAGCCCATTGATGATGGCTTGGTCGGTTGTTGCGGTGGTGGCTTCTGGCTCGCCAGTACCGAGCGTGAACACATCCACGAAGGAGGTCGCCCTGATCCCAGTCTTGCCATTGCGGATGATGGTCTTCTGAAGCCAGGCATCGGCATCCGAGACGCTGACCGTGCAGCGTGTGCCTACGCCGTTCTCTAGCAGCCGCGCATTGATGCCTGTGATGAAGCCAAGGAAGATCGGCGTGGAGGCGCTGTACCGGCTGTCGAAGAGCTGCACGCGCGCATTGTCGTAGACCCCACCTGAGCGCCACCACGGTGTCGTGCCGCTCGGAGTCTTTGGCTCGATGACATCGAAGGACATTGAGCCGCCGTCGCCGTCGCCTGAGAGGGTTGCCGTCAGGCTGCCAAGGTCAACATAGGGAACGGTCGTAGAGGATGGAGCTGGGAAGGCGAGTAGGTCGCCACCGGCACCTGCGCCTGTGACTCCTGCGACGATCAGCGTGAACGGATTCGCCATTTAGCGGCCGCGCTTGAAGGTGCCTGTTCGGTTGATCGAGTCGGTGACTACGGTGTCAACCTTGCCTGTGCCGATGAAGATGTTGTTGGTGGTAGCTCCGCCTCCCATCGGTGGAACAAAGGTTCCAGAGGCGACTGCGTTGGCAAGGTACGGCGAGTATCCGGCAGAGGTCGTACCTGCTGCACCGAGGTTGCCCTGCGCGGCAAAGAGCGTTCTGAGTCCAAAGACAATCGCATCAACGGTGATCTTCAGTGCCTCTAGGAAGATCTTGAGCGGCGTGAGTGCAAGGACCAGCAGGTTGATGTCACCTTCCTCAAACACCGCGAACAGCTCGCCGAAGGAACGCACCAGAGGTCCGACATAGTTAGTGATCAGATCGTCAAGGACTGGCCCAAGTGTTCTGACGATTGACTCGAATGCTGGCAGAGCCTCTTTGGCAAGGAAGTCCATCACCTTGTTGACTGTTGGTAGCAGCCGGTAGCCAAGCTCCTCCAGCGTCTCGTTGAATCGCACCTGGGATCGAGCGAACTTGCCGCTCGTTGAGTTGGCAATCTCTGCGGCCGTGCCGCCAAACTTGGCTGTCGCTGCCGTGAGGATCTCCTCTAGGTTGGCATTCTTTGAGACTTGGATGCCGAGCGCCTTCAGACCCTTCATCTGACCCTGACTCGCCTTGCCGATGATCATCATAACTTCTGCAAGGTCTGTGCCAGTGACGGCAGCAATGTCGGCCGCGACAGCATTCGCCTTGAGTAGCATATTGCGGCTGTCGAAGAATCGTGACCCCACTTCGATGCCGGCACGCACCTGGTCATCGGTAATGCCAAGCGCACCCATAGCGATGATCTGCTCGTCAATCTGCTTTGTCAGACCTTTGGTCAGCAGCCCACGCTGTTTGAGTACTGCGTTGAGCAGGATTGTCTGGCGCTCATCGTCAGCCGCAGACTTGACTGCGGTGAATGCAAGCCCAGCCAGTGCGGCACCGGCGGCGAGTGAGGCTGTCGCAATGCCCTTGAAGAGCGACAGGCTTGTGCGGCGCAGCTTGCCCATTGAGGAGCCGACTTTGCCAAGCGGCCCTGAAGCGGAGTCCTTCGCCTTGACTACGAAGTTAGCGGTCTGGTTTGCAGCCATCAGCGTTGATTACCTCTCTTGAACTTCAGGATGGTGTTGCGGAACGGCTCGTCGTTGAAGAACGCGGCCACCGTCTTACTGTATGACTCTACTGCTCGGTCAATGTTGGAGCGTTGCTTTACCACTTGATCGACAAACGGTCGTGCCTGCACGCCCTTCACGACAAAGGTGCCGTTCGGTGTGGTGCGCCGCGTGCCTTGCCCACCGACTACGAGATAGCCGTAGAACACTCCGTTGCGCCCACCCTTGATACCGACCACTGCGGCAGGGTTGTTGAATCGCGCCTTTCGTGCCAGCACCTTCTTGCGAAGGTTGCCGGTTGCGCCACGCGGAGCCTTGTCACGCATTGGCTTCTGGAGCGTGCGCGCTGCGTTGAGTGTGGCGAAGGTTGCCAAGCGCTTGAACGCCGATGGGTTGGAACCCTTCAGGAAGCCGAGCCGCAGCTCGTCGTAGTTGCGGTCGAACTTGCCTTCTACGACAATCGCGGCTGGCATTTACTTCCCTTTCGGTTGCATCTCTGCGTGGATCATCCACGCGAGTAGCACTTGGTCGATTGGCAGGCTCGCTACCTCATCTGGCCACATCCCAAACTTCTCGCCTAAGAGGTGGAAGATGATCTCTGGCGGAGGTGCGATAGATTGTCCAATCGCCATCCGCCTGGCGGCGAGCCTTATTTGGGGTCCGGCTGGTTCGCCTTGCCCCACGCTTCAAGCGTCTGCGTTAGCGCATCCACCGGTGCGTCCAGCACATCGTCAACAGGCTTGCCATCAAGACCCTTGAAGTTGTGCGTGACCACCAGCTTGGCGAAGGCTGTGAGCGCTTGTGCGGCCACGCCTGACTCCAAGTCCAGCAGGATGCGAGCGGAGACCTGCTTTCGCAGCTCCGCAGTCCAGCCTGCAAACTCACCCTCCAAGGTGATCTTCACTGTGTCCATATTGATCCTCCTACTAGCGCCCTAGGCGCTGTGCTTTATGGCGCTGTTGCCAGTGGCGAGTCGATGATCACTTCAAGGCTCTTGCCTGAGGTCACATCGTATGCCAGTCGGCAGGTGACCTCATTGACCACCACGCCTTCGTTATCCGCAGACAGCGGCACGATGTTCTCGATCTCCCAGGAGCCGAGAATAAATACACCGTAGCTGTCGGTCGTTGTGCCGTACAAACGCAGATACTTCTGGGTGGCGATGTCGGTGATTGGGAAGGTCGTTGAGACACCAGCCGTGTTGCTCGCCACCGTGAAGGTCAGTGTTGCATCAAGCACACCGGTCAGCGCTGCGGTGGCGGCCGTAAGGCTGCCATCAAGCGCCGTGACCATCCCTACGCCTGTGTTGATCGTCAGGTTGAAGTTGAAGATGGTTGAGTAGTCGGTCGCTCCTGTGCCTGCCTTGTCAGGGAAGTTGCTGTCGGTGCTGAGTTTCAGCAAGCGCCCAGCGAGGAATGGGTTTTCAGGAATCGCCGTAGGGAATGCAAGCACGGATGAAGCAACGGTCGTTGCGGCGAAGGTTGCGCCAGCCTGGAGCAGCCCTGTCGCGTCTGCTGACATCGTGATCTCGGTAGGCGCAGCATCTCGAACGAGATACTTCTGCACGCCGTCGCTGACCAAGAAGGAGTAGAAGATGAGCGTGTCGACATCGCCCTGTGTTGGCGAGAAGGTCCAGGTGTACGGTCCTGCGCCAGCCGTGGTTGCGCCGATGGCATCAAAGATGAGTGGCAGGGTGCGCATTGAAGCAGGACCCTCAGCGATGGTCAGGATCGGAGCCTTGCCGGTAATGGTTGGTCGCGTCGCCTGAATGGCGGTGCGCTTGCCGACAGAAGTGGTCTCTCCAAGGTCAACCGTCACGCCCAGGTCGAGCGAGCCGATTGTCTCGTTGAAGAGGATCTCGCCGGTAGCGGTGCCGATTGCAGCTGCGGTTCCGAATGCGGCCTGCGACGCAGTAGCGATTCGCGTCAGAGCCTTTGCGCCGAAAGTTGGCATTTCTCAGTTCTCCTTGCTCTACGCGGTGAAGGCCACGGTATCAAGGACCGTGACTTCCGCACTTGCTTCAACCGTCAGGTAGTCCTGATCGGCATAAGTATCTGTGCCGAGTGTAGTGCTGACCACTGCCACCTGCGCTGCGTTTCCACTAATGGTGACCGCTCCATCGAAGACGGTCCGTAGCCACGCTCGCCAAGTGTAGAGGTCGCGGTACTTGTCTTCCATCCGTGGGATGGGCAGAAGATAGATTCGGATGGCCACCGTCAGCACGGTGGTCCGGTTGCCGTTGCCGATGCTGATTGTGTCGTCAGCTGGGAAGAGGACCGCACACGGCGTGACTGGCAAGTTCTCTGGTGGAGTGGCGTATGCCTTACGGAGTGTGTACCCAGCAGGGTCTGTGGCAGCCTCTAGGCGCGCGGCGATTGCGTCAAGGATCGTGAGGTCGGTCATACCGCCAAGCCACCGCGATTGCGGTACGGCTCTAGAAGTAGCGCCGCCTCTGGGTGCAGGGCGCGGCTCATCCGCAGGATGCCGCCAAGGTCAGCCGAACCGATGACACCGAATGCCGCTGTGCGGCTGCTGAACACGGCGTTCGCCTGGATGATTTCTGCCTGCACGACCGACGCTGGCACGCTAGGGAAGCCGAACACGCCGACCACCTTCACGCCAAGGAAGATGCCCTTAGGGAAGTTCTTAGGGAAGGCGTTGCTGCGGCTAATGCCGGTGAACGGCAAGCCGTCGAGCGCGTAGTTCTTTGGCGTGAGCTGGAAGTCAGTCACGGCAGTCCAGGTCGTTGAGTAGGTGCCGTCTTCGAGATCGTCGGTGGTCAGCGTCGTGACGCTCACGAGATCATCGGTCAGCACATAGTCGTAGGCATCGGTCGTGTAGAAGCGCGTCTCGGTCGCTGTGCCAAAGCCAGTCTTCCGGTCGCAGTACAAGTCGATCAGGGTGTCGGTTGCGTCCAGCACATTCTGGAGCGCGGTGTCATCGGTGTTATCGGTGATCCCCACGGCCGCCTTGAACTGGGCGAGTGTTGCGTAGCTCATCCCTCATCCTCCACGATCTCTGCCACGCTAACAGCCTGTGTAGGCAGGGTGGCTGTCTTGGTGGTTGTCTTGACTGCGGCACGCTCTACGAGCCGCGTTGGTGCCTCTGCGTCGACATCTGCAACAGCCTCAGCCAAGCCAAAGCCGATGAGGCTCTCCGCCTCTGCCTTAGGCAGATCAACGAAAGCCCCAGACGGATATTCGCCGCGTCGCTTGCAGAGTCGAACGAGCATTTAGTTCTCCTTACTTGCGGTTCTGGGGAGCCGCCGAAGCGGCTCCCCATCCCCACTCACTAGCCGAGCTAGTTGATTAGGCGTTCTTCAGGAACTTGACAGCCGAAGACTGTGCAAGCCCAGTTGCGCCACGGACCTGAACCTTGTACGAGACAAGGCCAAGGTTCCACGCGAACTCGCGTGAAGCCTCAACGGTCACGCCGCCCACGAGAGCGGTCTTGATCTGCCCAAGGTCACCGAACAACACACCCTTGACACCGGTCGCAGGGACCGCGATGCCAGGAGCCGTGTAGACAGGCTTGCCAAGGAGACGATCAACGCCACCCTGTCCGCCTGGCTGGAAGAAAGGCAGCGACGATGTCGTCGTTCCAAGGATCTGCCCCAGAGCCGTGTCGCTCATAAGGAAGCCAGACTTTGGAGCGGTTCGGTACTGCTGCTTGACCGAGTACTGAAGAGCAACAAGCTCCGCGTATGTGTACAAGACGGTGCCTGCGGCCGTTCCGCCGGTACCAGCTGCAGTCACAACGGCGGTGCTGGCTACTGAGCCGTGGGCAATCGCCATCTCCTGACCTGCGGCTTCGCTGATCATTGCCGCAACATCGAATGCCGCGTCCTGAATCAGCTCGTCCGAGACCTGGACAAGTACTGCGAACTTCGTTGGGGTAAGGCTCAGAGCCGACCCTGTGAAGTCATCTTCCGTGATCGTGCCAGCTTCGGCGACTGAACCAGCCGTCGTGCCGAGCGCGGTCACAGTT